GATGAAGATGATGATGTTGTAAATGATAATTTTCCTAAGTTGCTTTCGTCTTCTTCTGATAAAGATGAAGAGGATGATGAAGACTTAACAGCTATTATCTGTTTTTTGGCAGGGAGAGCTTTATGTTTTTGAACAGCTGATGATATTATTTTAGAAAGCCAATAGATCATATTTTCAAGCTCTTGTTTTCCTGGAATATTTATAATATTAACAGCAAAACCATTTTTATAAGGTTCAATAATAATAATTGTATTAATTTTATTTATAGAATGGTCTTGTTTAATATTTTGTATTTCCATTTCATAAATAAGTTCCTGTTCTTCTTTTAATAATTGTTTTGCTTCTTGAATAGTTAAATTATTTAAAATAACGAGTTGATTAATAATATCATCATCTTCTAATCCTAAATATAAACAATTTTTTACATAAAGATGTGCATCAAAACCTTGTTTATTATAATTGGATGCTCTTTTATAGATAAGATTGATAGTTTCTTTGTTAGATTTTAAGATTTCGAAGATATCAATATATTCACTTATTTTTTTCTTTAAATGTTGAATACCAACATTTTCAACTTCAAAAATAACAGTAGCTTTTATACTCAATTCATTTAATAATAATTTATGATTTAAATAACTTATGCAATAATCAATAATTTCTTTCATATTATTATTGATATCAGCCCAATTAATATTCTTTCTTAAATTGATAGTATAATTTAATGAAATTGACATATCTTGATTTATTGTTAGTTTTGCGTAAGTTCCAGTTGTTAAAATAGAATAACAATTGATACAATTGATAGCTGATATTTTTCGTGTATCAGTCCAATTTATGAATTTTTCTCGTGTAAGTTTATTATATTTATGTAATTTATAAATAATTTTATAGGTGTCATTAATCCATTGAATAAATTGGATTGTATCATTTGTATTAAGTTTTTCAAATAATTCAACCAATTCATAGAATTTTGTTAATTTTGAACTTAATTCATATTTCTGAATATTAATAGTTGTATCTATAATTGGTTTTGTATCAATTCCTTCAAGCTCTTTTAATGTCTCTTCTTTTGATGTTAATTGAGATAATGGAGGATATGATTTATCTGTAAAATAATATGGATTGTTTTTTAATTCAGGAAAATCTTTTTCAAAAATAATATTAATGCTATTATATGGAAAAAGACCAATATTATAATTATAAATAACAGGATCAGTTAATTGTTTGCTTTTTAAATCAGTTGCTTCAAGAGGATTTGGTGAATATCCAGTCCATTTAATTTCATTGATATTAAATAATAATGAAATATTACCTTTCCAAACATAAAATCTATTTGTATTTTCAATAGATTTCGCTAATTTGGCAATTGCATTTTCTAAATTATCATCTTTATAAATAAACCTTTCATGTCTTACAAATTTATTATTTGATATCCAATTATTAATTATAATTTTTGTGTATAAATTCATTATCTATTTATAAGTTTTAATATTTTTTTCATTTGATAAAATAGAATTGTTTTAAAAAAATGTCTAGTAAAGATGATACCGACTATAATAAATTAAGAGATGAAATGGATAAATTAAATCAGAAATTATGGGAAAAAGAGAAAGCAAACAAAGAAAAGGCAGATAAAGAGAAAGCAGACGCAGAAAAGGCAGACGCAGAAAAGGCAGACGCAGAAAAGGCAGATAAAGAGAAAGCAGACGCAGAAAAGAAAACTAATAAAACAGTCGATGTTTCTAAAATGCAAAAAATTATTAAATGGGTTATTATTGGTATTATCATTTTAATTGTTATAATAATTTTAATTGTCTTAATTTATAATCTATTTGCAAGAAATAATAATGCTAGTAGTGGTAGTGTTAGAACTGTAAGATCATCAGGATATGAAGAAATGAATGCTGATGATCATCTTTATAAGATAAAAGAAGTTGCACCACCTCGACCTAGAGAAATTATAGTTGAAAAACCTGTTGAAAAAATAGTAGAAAAAATAGTTGATAGACCTGTTTATAGAGATAAAATAGTTGAAAAACCTGTTTATATTGATAAAATAGTAGAAAAAATAGTTGATAGACCTGTTTATAGAGATAAAATAGTAGAGAAACCTGTTTATAGAGATAAAATAGTTGAAAAAATAGTTGATAGACCAGTTTATATAGATCGTCCAGTTCAAGTACAAAGACCAATTGAAAAACAAGTTATTCAAAGAGAAATTCCGAGACAATTATATTCGGATCGCCCAGTTGTTCAAAAAATAGTAGAAGATAGATCATTTGTTCCACAAAGAGTTAATACATCTGATTATATTTCACGACCTGTTCCTTTAGTAAGATCATATATATCAAATGATAGTAGCAACAGACAATCAATTGTTCCACAAAGACAACCGATAAGATCTTATTCTGATAATTCATCAACTTCATTAAGTAATTTATTTTCAAGTTCAGGAAATAGCCAAAACCTTAAAAAAATAACAGGAGGAATGAAAAAAGCTAAGAAATAGTAATTTTATGAATTGAATTATAAAAAGGAAATAAATATTTAAATGATAAATATAAAGAAATTACCATTCCCATTAAAACAAATGATAAATATTTAATCGAATAATAACCAATTATAAATAAAACAACTAAAACAATTAAATAATACATTTATTTTTATATAACAATTAATTTATTGTGTCCTACTCGTAAATCAGTATTAATAACGATGGGGATGCCTAGTTTTTGAATGTTCTTACAAAATGCAACATCCTCTGAACATAGATCTCGAAGAATTTTTCCATCATCAGTAATTATCTCTTGCATTTCTGCATTAAAATAAGGATAAGACATTTTGCGAAGAACATCGCGTGTCATAGCAAAGAAGCCCATACCGGTGTAATTAACAGGCATATATTTTAGAGAAGTTTCAGTCTTCCATTGAGTTACTTCTTCTGGAGTTATGAATTTAAATGAGCCATTCTTTGAGAAATGTTCAGTATCCCAATCTTTAACAATTGCAAAGGAAGTTAGATTGCTCATTCGATACATTCCGGCAACAACTGGATGAATTTCTGTTGATTCAATAAGATCGATAACTTGTTGAGGAGTAAAGATAACATCACTATCAATTGTTATCCATACATCGAAATCAGTATTATCAAATGGCTTTTGACCAATTCCACGCATTACATCAAGTCCAAGAGTTTGCATTCTGGCAAATGTAACATAAGAACTAACACCTGTGCTAACAATGATATCATATTTTTTAGATTCCCATAGAGCATTGATTGTTGCAGTCCAAGATAACAGAAATTTAGATGAGAAATTATCACCTGGAAGACCAAAAATAATTTTCTTCTTTACTTCGGGAGGTTCAGCAATGGTTTGAACTTCATTAACATTATTTACAGAATATTTTTGATTATCACTTGAATTCTCCATATTATTATATTTAAAATTCTATTTTTATTCCTTATATATTTTATAGTAGAAATAGATTGATATTCTTTTTTTAAATTTATAATATAAATAAATGATTATAAATAATTATTACGATATTGAATTGAATGAAATAAATAAATTAGGAAATGTTTCTTCTAAAATAAATGTAAAATTAAAACCGCATCAATTAACGGCATTAAATAAAGCAATTGAAATGGAGAAAAATGGAATAATCAGATATAATTTAAAACATTATAATAACACGATTGAATTATCTACAAATATAGGTATTTTAGGAGATATAGTAGGATATGGAAAAACTTTAATAGCTTTAGCATTAATTGCATCAAATAAAGAAATTCATATAAATCGAAATTTGATAGAAACTTATTATAATAATAAGAATTATAATTATGTTACTATATCTACAATAAATAATCTCATTCCTAATAATGTGATTAAATCAACTTTAGTTATTGTTCCCCGTGGTCCTGTATATATTCAATGGTATGAGATGATAAAAAAAAATACTTCTTTAAAAATATTGGCGATTGATAATTACACATTCATAAAAACCTATTTGCCTAAATATGATGGAAAAAATGAAGAAGAAATCATTAATTTTTTTAATAATTATGATTTAATTTTAATTAAAAATACAACATTAAAATTATTGTTTGATAATTATAATTGTATTATCAATAAATGGCTAAGAGTAATTATAGATGAAGCTCATGATATTATAAATAAACTAAAAATTCATATTAATTATTATTATTTATGGATGATATCAGCAACATATGATAAATTATTTGATAAAATCCGTCAATCTTCAAATAACTCTCTCATTATCGGAAAAGAGATATTTAATAACAGTGATTATAACAATCTTTTCATTGTAAAAAATAATAATGTTTTTATTAAAAAGAGTTTTACATTACCTGAACCAAAAGAAAAATATTATGTATGTAAATTGCCTAATAATATTAGTGTAATTAAGAATTTTATTTCGGAAACAATTTTAGATAAGATAAATGCTAATGATATTGCAGGAGCTATAAGAGAATTGGGAGGAAAGCATGAGACAGAAAAAGACATTATAGAACTTGTATCAAGAGAAATGAAGAGAGAACTTCATAATAAAGAAAAAGAAAAGGAATATATAAGTAATTTGGATATATCAAATGAAGATAAAGTAGCTAAATTAAAAAAGATTTCAGCAGACATTCAAAATTGTGAAGAAAAAATTCAAGATTTAACAAATCGCATTACATCAAAAACATGTTCTATATGTATGGAATTAATTACTAATCCTATATTGATTGAATGCACTCATATATTTTGTGGTGGTTGTTTATTGAAATGGTTAAAGACAAATAAGAATTGCCCGAATTGTAGAGCTAATATAAATAGTTTAGATAAATTGACAGCTATAGTTGAAAAGAATAATTTTAATGAAAATAATAAAGAAATATTAAGTAAAGAAGAAACCTTATTAAAGATTTTAAACTCAAAGCCAGATGGAAAATTTCTAATCTTCAGTAAAAATGAAAATACCTTTGATACTATAAAATTGATATTAAATAATTATAAATATGATATGCTCAAAGGAAACACCTCTCATATGATGAATATTTTAAATAAATTTAAAAATGGAGAATTGAATATAATCTTTTTAAATACTCAATATGCTGGGAGTGGTATAGATATTAGTCATGCGACTGATGTTATAATATTTCATAAAATGGGATTAGACAAAGAACAAGCAATAGGAAGAGCACAAAGAGTTGGACGAACAAATGAATTATTTATTCATAATTTGTGCTATGACCATGAATTATAATTTTTTTTATATTTATTATCATTAGAATAATAATGAGTTGTTGCACAGGAAATTCACCAATGAAACAATGCCCTTTAAGAATGTCTGATGGTCGTGCTTTTACTGACTATTCCCCACGATGTGCTTTTAATAGCTATTTGACAAATAAATTATCTGAAAATAATATGATTAAATCTAGTTATGAAATGCGCTTATATTTACAACATAATTATGATAAAATTGTTGAAGAGGAAAGAGCCAAAGCAGTTGCAAATATAAGTCCATGTGGAAATTGTGGTGTTGGTGATCTTATCAATGATAAAAATAAGGCACTTGAAAATAAATATTTAATTAATTGCGACGGTGTAAGTTGTTATAAGACTTTAGCAAATCCTGAAGGGCTAGGAACTACTAAATTATTTTAAAACATAATAATAGATTTATAAATAATGGAACCAACAAATAATGAATATGTTTCTTGCACTATCACAGAAATAGAGAATAATAAAATTAATGTAAAAGGATATATCAAAAATCCTGTAAATTATCAGAAGATGATAATAATGGCACCAAATCCAATTGATAGTATAACTTCATTCTCTGGAAAAGCTTTGCCATTTCCTTGTGAAACAATTGCATTTGAAAATACCCCTAATTTTGAAGCAATACTATCAAATGGTTATTTTAATGTTGTCTTTTCATATCCTAATAGTTATTATACCCCTGATGGATATACTAAAATTAAATCTCCAATTTTATTCAGTTTGGACAATAAAAAAATAATAATAGAATTGACTGATAAAGCACCTTTAAAAACTCTTCGTGATCGCAAAAGAGGAGATCCATATTTTTATGGAACTCGTGAATTTATTTTACCTATCGGAACATCAGAAGAAGTCATGAATTATTATTCATATGCTAAACTTAATTATAATATTGCTTAATTTCATATCTTTTCTAGAAGTTTAACAGCAATCTTATTAAGTTTGCGAAGTTCATGTGAAATTGAACCTAGATGAGTTGAAATATTTTCACCTTCCTTATCAATGAAGAAATTCTTCAGCATTTCAAATTGAATAATTGTTGCATCAAATTCATCATTATCATTTTCGTCATCATCCTCTTCATCTTCATCCTCTTCATCATCTTCATCATCTTTATCATCTTCATCTTCATCTTCTTCTTCATCCTTTTTTTCTACTGTTCCTTCTTCATCATCATCTTCTTCTTCGTCATCGTCGTCGTCGTTTTCATCTTCTTTTTCTTTAACAACAGTTTCTTTTGTTGTTTCATTATCAGAACATACGCTATTATTATCATCTTCTGTTTTGAGCATTTGGATTTAAGTATAGTTATTTTTATAAAATAATTCTTATATAATTTTAAGGTATGAATTTTATTAAGATATTTGGGTTTTTTATAGGATTATTTATAACATTATTATTAATATCATATGTAAAAATCAATGAACCATTTACAAATATAGAGCATAGTTCAGTTGAACCATTTAATGATAAAATGATGATAATTGATGATAATGATGATTCAATTTTACCTTATAGTGGTTATAAATTTATGGCTATCAATACTTATAATGATACAACAAAAGTTGATATTAATAATGGTAAATGGTATGATATTGATAATAATAATTTATATTTTAAATTTGACAGAATGATATCATTAGATAAAAATTATGTTAATGAAAGACTTGGATCACCTGGTGCAAATATAAGTCATATTCAATTGAATGGTCCAGAATGTTTCAATTTTGCTAATAACAGTGAAAATTATGAAGTTATAGAATTTACGATGTTCATGACAATAAAAATCATTTCTTGTTTGAATAAAAATAACATCTTATTTGAAATGACTGGAAACACAACTTCAACAGATAAATTAAATCCATCTTATACAACATCAATTATAAATATAGATTTCGTAATTAGAGAAAATAATAATTATGATATTATTTTATTGATTGGTGATAAGGTTTATAGTGGATTGGCGAATAATATTGATCGTGATATTGTTGAAAATACAGATTATATAATTGTTGGAATGTATTATACAAAAAATAGAATTGGATTAATTTTTAATAATAAGATTTATGAATATCAAAATTTAAATGTATATGATATAACATTAGGTTCTACCCCCATAATTATAAATAAAAACGGATCATTTAATATGCATTTATATAAATTTGTATATTATAAATCATTATTCGATTTTAAATATTATGATTATATGGCTCGATATAATAATTACTATCTTTCAGGACTTCATAATCATCACACAAAATGTCCTGTTATTAGAGAAGAGAAAGAAGAAAGAAAAGAAGACGATGTAGATTTTGAAAAAATAATATTAAGAGATTTTAAATATCCTATGTTGCATAAATATTATGATGCCTATAAAAATAATTTTTTCGATTTATTTAAAAAACATAATGAGAATGAAAATGAGAATGAGAATGAGAATAAGGGAAGTTTTTTTAATTTATTTAAAAGACATATTGATAATGATGATAATGGTGATATTAATGGTATTTTAAATTCATTTGATAATTTGAAATTATCATATGCTAAAAATGATAATTCGTTTATTTAAGATATATAAACATATATATTTTTTAGTAAGTATGGCAGAATATTTAGATTTTTCTAGTAGTAATAAACAACAATTAAATGATACTAATCTATTATTTAACAAAACTAAAATAAGTCCTGAAATTGCTTCTATGTCTTCTATGTCTTCTATGTCAAGTGCATCGAGTATTCGCTCTAATAGTAAAAAGAATTCACAAAAACAAAAACATTTTATAGAAGAAGTTGAACAACCTAAAAAATTAATTAATCCAAATAAAAAGACTATTATTAATAAAAATTATGATGAAGATGAAGACGATGAAGATGAAGATGAAGATGGAGATGGAGACGATTCCCGCAGTAGTTGTAGTGATGAAGAAGGAGATAGTGAAGAAGGAGATAGTGACGATGACGATGACGATGATAATGATGATGAAGATGATGACGATAAAAGTGAAGTAAAATCTAAAAAGAAATCAATAAATCCTTATAAAGATGAATTGAATGAAAAGAAGGAGATTTTATATCAATTAAATAGATTACTGGCAAAGGGAGCAAAAATACCAGTTTCATTTACATTAAATTCAAATATTGAAGACATGCGACATGAATATAATCGAATTGTGAAAGATCGAGATATTGATGCGAGTGTTAGATTTCAGCGAAAGATGCTTATGGCATTTGTTACAGGAACTGAATATTTAAATACTCGTTATGATCCTTTTGCAATTAAATTGGATGGATGGTCAGAACAGGTTCATGAAAATATTGAAGATTTTGATGATATATTTGAAGAACTTCATTCTAAATATAAGTCTAAGGGAAAGGCTATGCCACCTGAATTGAGATTATTTATAAGTTTATCGGGAAGTGCATTTATGTTTCATTTAACTTCAAAGATGTTTAAGGAAAGTTCTATTCCAGGGGTTGAGGAAGTTTTAAAAGCAAATCCGGAATTAATGAAACAATTTCAAAATGCAGCAGCAAAACAATTTATTTATAATAATATAAGTGCTCCAAAACAAACAATTGAACAGCCTAAGCCACAACAAAACAGCGGCGGAGGAGGTGTAAATGGCTTATTTAATAATTCATCAGGATTATTTGGAATGGTTAATAATTTATTTAGCGGTTTAAATAATAATAACAATAAACCAGAAATGAATTATGCACCACAACAAAAACAAATGCCACCGCCAAGAGCAGAAAGAGATATTAATAATATTATTAATAATGTTCATAATAAGATATCAATTCATCAACCAGATGATGATGCAAAGATAGAGACATTATCAATAAGCGATGAAGAGATAACATCAATTATTGAAGATGCGACAGATATCAAAATATTGAAAGGTTCAACACGAGGGAAAAAGAATAATAGGACTTTAAATATTTAACGCTTTGAACGATTTGTTCGGGCTATTTGCTTTGAAGTCTTCTTGACATAATCACTAATAATATTTACATCATTCTTTAGGCGGCTTGGTATCTTTGAAATAGAATTTACAGGATCGCGAATAACACCTTTTAGATCTGATGCACCGTCTTGAATACCTTTGACAACATTGAAAAGAACTGATAATACAGTAACGAGAAGAATATTGAGAATGAAAAGAATGAATATGAGGATAAATTCAATGATAGAACCTATCATTATTATTTCTCTACGCATATCTTCGGAACATTTGCATTTCTCATGAACTAAAGAACGGGTATATTTGAAAACTTCATAAAGATAATAGACAAATACTAGGGCAAATATTAAATCAATAAATTTATTGACAATAACAATAGTTCCACCGAAATATTCATAAATAGTTTCATCAGATACTAAACCAGTGAATATTAGATAAACGATTGCAAATATAGTAAATCCTTTGATGAAATTTATATTATTTGGCATAGCACATTTACAACCCTTATTCTCGAGACTAATTAAATATGAATAGATAACTATTAATAATATAATAGTTAAAACGGAATATACCATTTTTGTTATATATGATAATCCAAAACTTTCCATTATCTTATTTTTATTCTAATTAACTAAAATATTATTTTTATAAATAAAATTTATTTCTATTAATTGGTTTTACATATTTTAATTTAAGATGATTAAAAATATCTTCTTCGCTATTTGCTTGAAGTTTTCTTCCTAAAAAGCCATGTTCGCTAAGAGACAAATCAAAATTAATTTTTGCATAATGTCTCATACCTATATTGAAAATATGGGAACCTGTGAAATATAATAATGAATAGTAGTATTCATTTTTAGGGGCTATGAGAATATCTATGCGTCTCGCAGGTTTTCCGGGTAATTGAACAATTCCCATAAATTTATTATTGCCCATTGCTAATATTTCTATTATATATCTACTGTTATGAAGTTTTGTGATATAATCATTTAAACTAAATGTGGGATTTTCCATAATTAGAATATCAATATCTCCCATTATTTTACTTCCCCGGCGATAAGATCCTGTAAAATCATATTTAAAATCTTTCAAATCTTTTCTGAGTATAATCAAATGTTTTTCATATTCATCTAACGGTATCTTTTTTTTTAGATCATCATAATATTTTAATCCTATTTTCTGTTTATTATTTAAAAGTTTTATATTTTTCTTTAAATCGGAAATTGTTTTAATTCCAGCATCAATTATTTTTTTAGCATTTTTGGGTCCAATCCCATGAATTTCTAATAATTCTAATTTGAAATGATATTCATTATCTGTTTTAATTTTATCTTCAATATATGAGATTTTACCAGTCAAATACAATTCAAATATTTTCTCCATTATTTTATCTCCAATATCTTCAAGGTCATAAACTTGTTCTAATGATGTCATATCATGAATATTAACAATTATATTATTAATTGCATTAGTATATGCACGAACTTTATAAATTTCATTATTATAAGTTTCATAATCTTTGATAAGTTCCAGATTTTTAATTAATATTTCTTTATTAATTTTATGATCTTTCAATTTATTTTTAAAATTCTTATCTTTATTTATAACATTCTCAATATAAGTTATTTTTCCATTATATTTCAATTCATTTAAAAAAAATGTAATCGCCTTACCAATTCCTTTAATTTCCTTTAAGTCCTTTAAATCCCTTATATCATTTGAATATTTATGGATATTATAAATGGCTAATGAATAAATCTTGGCTTTATCTATATTATTTTTATAAAGTTCATAATTTCTAATCTTTTCAAGATTTTTAATTATAATTTTTTTATTAAAATCTTTATTTGTTTCTTTTTTATTTTTTCCTCTAGTCATCATAAATTCTTTATCCTTTTTAATGACATTTTCAATAAATGCAATCTTTCCTTTTGAAAAAATCTCATTAATTATTTTTTCCAGTCCAATACCAACTCCTGAAATTTTTCTTAAATTACTAATATCAGTAGCATCTTTTATATTAGTGATAGCATTATTATAAACCTTGACTTTAATGACTTCATTATTAAAAATATAATAATCTCTAATTAATTCTAAATGGGCGATTATTAATTCTTTCTTAAAATTATCATCAAATGCAATAATAAGTTTTTTAATTTCATTATTATAACCTTCAATATTTTCCAATTCTTTTTCTGATATTATCTTTTTCTTATAATCCTTCAAATTTTTAATAAAAACATCAAATTTATTATATTCTTTTAGTGTTTTTATGATATTAGCAGTATTCATATATTTATCTATATAAATAAACAAAAATAATTAAAATCAGTATTTATCAATTATATTATTAATTTTAAATTTAGTGGAATTATCAAGATTTTCAATATTAATATTCTTAATAATATTTATATAATCATTATCTTTTCCATTATCAAATTTGATATAATCAAATAATATCAATATTTCGTCTAGTAGAAGTTCATTGAGATGTTTATAATTTTTGTTGGAAATATGAGTTTTTAAATCATTGAAAATATGATTTATAATTTTATTGATAATATCATTTTTATTTAATTTATTTAAAATAATAATTAATGCTTTAAGCATTGATAATGTTGTTTTCTTTATTTTTACATATTCGCAATAAGTGTCGTAATTTTCTTCATCAAATATATTTTTATAATCAACAATAATTTCTTTAGGTAGCCACAATTTTTCATTTAAATAATTTAGATAAAATCGATTTATGTTTGTTTCAATATAAGTTTCATCAAATAAATATAAAACATCAATATAAATATTATTATTGGATGTTTTGATGAAATTAATTAAGACATCAAATAATAAATTTTTAATATCATCATTTATTTTTGAAATGAATGTTGAAATTTTTTCATAAATAATATCTTTATTAACATCAGACAATTTATTTAAATAACTTATAAATTCTTTTTTGCATTTTGCTTCATCACTAAAATCTAGATAAATAATATGAGGTCTTGATTTAGTCGGATTTTTGTTTGATGCTATTATTTTCTTTTTTTCCCACAAACTTCTAGCATCATAATTAGAAACAAAACAATTATAATTGTTAATAAGTTCGTTTGCCTTATTTACAATATTTTCAGAAATAACAATTTGAGATTGATTGAAATTATTTAAATAATCTTTAAAAACATTATATTCAATCTTTATAAATCCCAAATCCTCTATTTCATTCGTCATTATAATATATTAACTTAAAATATTATCTTTTATATAATTATTGTCAGAAATAATAATCCTTTCTGCCAATTCATGTTTTGTTCCTTCTATTGATATATTTCTTTCTTTGCATTTAATTTTGAGTTTGTCCAGATTATATTTCATTAAAGATTTGATGGAATTATGACGACAAATATCTTCTTTATGTAAAATAATTTTGATAAAATCTAAATCATCCTCTTCTTCTGAAATATACATACTATTATTTCCTTATTTTTATTTTTATTCAACAATTATCGAATTATCATGAACAATTATACGATCAGCTAATTGATTTTTGGTTCCTTCAGTTGATATCTCTCGTTCTTCACATTTTGCTTTTAGTTTATCCAAACTTAACTTCATTAATGCCTTTTTTGCTGCATGACCACCATTAATACTAGCACTAATGACAGATTCTTTATCATCCGCTGATATATCTTTCTTTAAATCAAATATTTCATCAACGATTTCAATTTCATCAATTATTTGAGTTGTCTTATTATTATCTTTTTTTGTTTTAATTATTTCATCTTTATTATCATCATTATTATCATTATTATCATTTTTATCATCGTCGTATGGATGTTTATTTATAGGACAACAACCACTATCAGAACATTCATTAAAAATTTCGTTCATTATAATTTCAGCAGTATTCATTTTTACAGTTGATGGAGAATATACAGATGGATTATTATATTCTATTTCAATTTTATTTAACTTATTAGATAACATGAATAAAGTTTGTTCAAGATAAAGATATTTATAGGAAAGGAAGAAAATAATTATAAACATTAAAAATAAAGTGAAATAATATATGATAGTGTTAAAGGAGAATAATCTAAGTATCCACATTTCTTAAACTCTCATTATATAATTTGTTTTTAATTTCAATCGCACTATTAATAATAGTTTTATTGAATTTATTTTTTTCTAATAATTCAATTGCAATAATTTGTTTAGATCCTCCTTTATTAATCTTATAATTGAAGTCATAGTTTTTAGTTTTATCATTATAATTAGCATTGACACTTAAATTTATAAATAAATTCTTATATTTGGCTTCTAATTCCATAAGATTATGGAAATGCGTGGTTATAATTAAAGTTACGCCTTTAATATTAGCGAGATATTCAGCAACTGAAAATGCAACAGCTACTCCTTCAATGGGAGGAGTTGAATGCATAGGTTCGTCCATTAAAAATAAGCCTCTCTTCTTCTCTTTTTGAAGAGTTTCAGCGGTTTTGATCATTTCATTACAATAACTTGTTTCTGCTTCAAAATATGATTTACTACCTAATTCATCTGTTATTCTCATAAATGAAGATATTGCATCATATAAATAAACATTGCCTTTAATGGCATTAACAATTCCGAGAGTTTGGGCAAGAATAATATTAATAGTAATAGATTTTACATAAGTTGTTTTACCTCCAGCATTGACACCAGTAATAATAATATTCTTTGATAAATTGATTGGGTTGGCAACTTGAGAAGATGATAATAATGGATTGTTTGTATCCCATAATTTAGTTATAGTATTATCATAAGTTGGAATACACCATTTATCAGAATTTTTAAGTTTAGAAATAAAATTAACATTATCAATAGTATAAATAATTTTCAAAAGATTGATAATATCATAACGATATGTTTCATTTTTCCATAATTTATAAATAGATGATATATCATAATCAAGTTTTTCTAAATTATTTATGCTAAGATTTAAGATAGTATCAGGAATTGAATATAAGAAAAATGGTTTCCAACAATCTTTTGAAGATTTTATGATAGTTATAGATGTTTTAATAAATTCAATAAGACCATATAATTTATTTAATAATTTTTCACGAAGTTTATAAATGATGTAAGAAACATTGAATGTTTGATAAATACTATAAAAATAAATTCCTACATATACAAATATAGTTATAATTTTAGTTATATCTACTTTTAAATTTCCAGATAATTTAAATGCGATTTTCATAAATTCATAAAGAAGTTCAAGATATTTTATTAATGACATGTCAAATTTTAGATGTTTATTAATATAATAATAAGGGGTATAAACAACAGAAAGAGGGAAAATGAGGTTCATACATGGCATAGCAACAATTTTATAAAGATGAAATAAGTTCAATAAATATTTATTATAATTGATATAATTTATACCTATTGTAGATGGAAATAATAAATTTATTGAGATATTATCATCAATTTCTTCTTTTAATGTCATAATCCATAATAAATCTTTTTCTGTGTTTTTTAGAATGTCAAGTTGATATTGTGGAATTTGATAATTTACTTTTTGACGCTCTAATAATTTCTTCTTATCATTAATAGGATTTTTAACAATCTTTTCTATTATTTTTACGCCACCCATTGTAGAAGGTTTTGTTTTTGCCCATTCGCATATATTCGTATCACTGAAAATATTATCATTTACAATAATTTTATTATCTTGATTATCATGATCAAGAATATCATTTAATAGCTCTTCAGCTGTAGTATTCGACATTTGAAAATAGTTATTTAATTCATCCATTTTTAATATTATAAAATAATTAATAAAGTTATATTTAATCACATATATAAAAAATGACTATTTTAATATTAATAATTAGAAATAAGAATGGATTTTATAATTATTGTTTATGAAAATAATATTTATAAGATTGATAAAGAACCATTTGAAACAGATGAAAATACTTATATCCGAGGATGGTATATTATAAAAAATAATAGTTTAGATAATGTAATATCTCGTTCAATTATTTATTTAAATGAACGGAAAAATAATATGAAATATTAAAAAAATTATCATTTCTTTTTACTTGAAGTAGATTTTAATGGTTTTAATGGTTTTTCTTTCTTATTGAAAATTCCAAGCTCCTTATCAGCTAATAAACGAGCTCCTAATAAAGCTAATGCTGACATAAATGGGGCTAATTCAAGACCCATTCCTCCATTTTTTGGTTTTTTAGTAGCTTTAGTGGCTTTAGTAGCTTTAGTGGCTTTAGCAGCTTTAGTGGCTTTAGCAGCTTTAGTGGCTTTGGGGGCTTTTACTGCTCTTTTTTTACGAGCACCACCAGAAGTTTCTGGTCCTCCACAACTAGCACATCCTCCATCAGTATTTGAATTTCCACCTTTCATTCCTGGTAATAAATCAATGTTATATGAATTTGAAGTTGTTGCTACAGCCGCCGCAGAAGGATTATATAATAAATAAGCGTTAGTATCAGGTGTTTCATTAAAAGGAGCTATAAAACCACCACGCTTCACATTTCGTTTAGAAGATGTTGCCATATATATATCTAATTAAATATAAGATTATTTTCTAATATAGAAAACTAAAAAAACTGCTGCTATAGTTGTAAAAAAATTTAATAAGATAATTAAAATAACGAAAGGTATTATATAATAAAGAAGATAAATTAAGATAGGTTTAATAATTTCGGTTCTCATATCTTCATTTAAAATTTCATTACGAATTACACTAATAATAAACTCAAGAATATTCTTTTTATGTTGCGTCATTATATATATATTGATTACCTTAATATTATACAGAATGAAACATTTGCTAAAAATTCCGCAAAAAAAAACGAAATGCTCTGTTTCTTATCTTGAAAAACCGCTAAAATTAATAATTAATGATATTAAAATTAAACATTTTATAGGATCAAATAATATTCATTGTGAAATTCCAATTAAAAATAATGAAGATATTATTGAAAATATAAAAGAAATAGACGCAATTTCATATAATACTTTATTGGAAAATCCGGAATGGTATTCAACAATTATTGATAATTTAGATAATTTTTATAATACCTCTTATTCAAATGATATATCAACTATAAATTTATTGTTTAATGATAAAACTAGTTGTTATATGAATGGACATAATAAAGATTTAGAGGAAATATTAGAAATTATTTCAAATAAAAATAAAAGTCAAAATGAAATCAACATTAATATGGAAATCAGTTTCTTAGGATTATTTATATATGATAATCAAATTATAAATAAATGGATAATAAAGTTAATAGATATTGAAGAACTCGAAGATGATCAAAATGACTGGAATAAAGACGAAATAGAAAATGATTGGGATAATGAAATTATTAATTATGAAGAAGCCGTTTTTAATAAAATAGAATATTATAAAGAAAGCTTGATTAATGCTAAAAAGATATTCGAAGAAATTAAAAAAGAAGAGAACTTTAATAATTGGGAAAAAAAAATATTAAAATTAAAAAAAATTATTTTAAAAATATAATTTTATCTATATTATTATAATAGATAGATATTAATAAATGAGTTCTTCAATCGTTATTTCATTTTCAATTGCCATATTACTATTAGTGGCTCTATTATTATTAATTTCATACAATTCTAAATGTAAAATGGATAATGTCGAACGCTTCGAGAATGATATGCCGAATATTAAAAATATATTTGCAAATGAGCGAAGACAGCCAATAAAATCTGATGCAGCATATGATACTCCAAATCTTGCTGCTGCAGATGGTTCAAGTCCTTTAGGTAATATTTATGCGTCTGATCCTTCTTCTGTTGAATATTCATCAACAAATGGAGAAACTCCCCCAATGAATGATAATATAAATTCATATGCTGCTATTAATGTTCCTGCGGCTAATGTTCCAGCGGCTCCTTCTGCTGCTGCTTCTAAAAATAATAGTTGTCTAAATCGTGATCGTCTAACTAGCAGCGACTTATTACCGAAAGATGCCGCAAATTCTAAATGGGCTCAAATAAATCCGGCAGGTTCTGGAATGTTAGGTGATCAAAATTTCCTAACTGCTGGATATCATGTAGGTATAAATACTGTTGGTCAGTCTTTAAGAAATGCCAATTTACAATTACGATCTGAACCACCCAATCCTCAAATTGCTGTAAGTCCATGGGGAATATCAACCATAGAACCAGATGTTCGTACAGTAGCATTTGAAATAGGAAGTGGTGCTTCTTTTTAATCAAAAACAATAAAACATTTTGTATTAATGATATCTTGTTTAGGTATCAATGAATTTTTGATTGAATTTTGTTTTTTGTATGAAAATTTTGACATATTTTCATAAATCTTTTTTTGATTTTCAATTGCATATGTAATAATTTTATTATTAAATGCCCATTTAAAGAAGTTTAATTGACCAACAGTTGTCTCAATTTCTTCTTTATCTGTTATATTAAATGTTATTCTTTCATGTCGTCGAAAAGCATCAAAATTAAATTTTTTGAATGATTTCAATTGTGCCCTGTAATCTAAATATAATGTTATCTTTTTAAATTTTTCACTTGAATAATTATCAGGTAAATTATGATATATATTATCATCAATATCATTAATCCAATAAATAATATTATTATTTTTAGCATATCGAGTAACAAGCCAATCAATCATTCGTAAAGAAAGCTCATGTTTTCCCTCAATTATATCTTTCAATATTAATTTATATTTATCATTTCCTTTATAAAAACAATTTATAGATGATAATAATAAATCTTTTGATGTATTTCCATTTCCATTCTCATTAACTGCCATTCATTAATAATACAAATTCAAAAATCCTTTATATATCATTTTGCAAATATGAATAAATCAAAAACTAAAGCAATCAGACATAATGCAAATAATAATCCTATCTTTAAATCCCATAAAGCCAAATAATAATTAAGAATTACCATAATTAATAGCATCCAATAATGTTCTCCAATTTCTAGAATATATTCTGGATAAGGAACTACCGGTCGTAACCCATAGATTAATAAATATGCTGATAATACGCCTATAATTATATATCGTGCAAAGAGGTCTATATATCTAATCATTCTAATAATTTAAATTATATTATTATTTTTTCCATAATTATAATAGAAAATGCAATACGCAACACTTGAAGAAGCTTATCCCAATTTTAATAATCCTAAAAAGCAATGCAAAAAAAAAGAAACATCCACAGAAAATTTAAATGAAACTTTTCAAGGAGACTATTCATATAATTCAGATTGCTATTATGATAAACAAGGTCTAAAAATGCCAACATGTGATCGATTTGCTAATGGTAATGCTAATGGTAATGGTAATGGTAATGCTAATGGTAATGGTAATGGTAATGCTAATGGTAATGGTAATGGTAATGCTAATGGTAATGCTAATGGTAATGCTAATGGTAATGGTAATGGTAATGCTAATGGTAATGCTAATGGTAATGCTAATGGTAATGCTAATGGTAATGGTAATGCTAATGGCGATAATTATAATCCATATAAAGAGAGATCAGAATATGTTAAAAAAACTTGTTCGCCTTTGCAAATACCTAACTATGAATATCCGATAGATAGTAATTCTGAAAAGGCATATAAAAAAGCAATTGAGACATCATTATTAGATACTGGAAGTTTTAAAGCTGATAATTTTTCAATTAAACCATATGATTTTGATGAATATGATGCATATTTGAATATAAATGATATAAATACGAATAATAAAGATACAAGCCCTGAATATAAAACAACACCATATTTAGCAGATTATTTAAAAAATTTGAGAGATAATTTTAAAAAAAAGGAAGAAAAATTAATAAGAGTAAATGATATAGAACAATTCACAAATTATTCAAATAATATTAAAGTTGATGTAAATCTATATAATTTATTTTTATTTATATTCATAGGAATAGTTATAATATTATTATGCGATCAAATAACTAGATTAGCAATAATTATTGCAAAAAAAAGCATATAAAAACCAAAATTTAAATAAAAATAATGAAATATTTTTCACATTTGGTATTTTCAGGAAGTGCAATTAGATCATTATGTTTATTAGGTATTTTGAGATATATATATTTTAACAAAATGGAGAATTATATTAAAAATGTTGCAGGAACTTCAATGGGTGCTTTTTTTAGTTTAGCATTTGCTTTAAAAATACCTGTAGATGAACTTGAAATTATTGTTATAAAAACTATTAATAATCAAAATATAACTATTATACCTACAAATAAAATTATAGATTTTTTTATGAATTTAGGATTGATTGATTCTAAATTATATTTAAAAGAAATTAAAGAATATGTTAAGAATAAATATGATTTGGATGATATAACATTTATGGAATTATCAAAAATGACTGGTGTTAATATTTATGTTAGCACGACTAGAATTAATGATGGAATGAATTATATTTTTAATGTTGATGACACACCTAATATTTCTGTTTTTGATGCAATTGCTGCATCTATGTGCATCCCAATATTATCAAAACCAGTTCGCATTGATAATATTTATTATGTAGATGGATGTATATCAAATAATCTTCCTTATGATGTTTTTAAGAATATTAATCAAAAAGACATTTTATGTGTAGCAATTTATGTTAAATCTGATTATGAAATTCCTGTTATTTCTGATTTAAAGGAAGACGAAGAAATGAATTTATCAGATTATTTTAAACAGATATGCACAATTTTATATACATATTCTACTAAATATTCATATACAAATAGAATTGAAAATTTTAAAAACCCTTTAATTATAACTAAAAGTCATTTCAAGACATTTTATAATCTTGAAATTACAAAAAAAGAATTAAAATTTAATATTTCTGAAGATGATATAGAAACATTGATATTACAAGGATTTCATGATATTTCAGAATATATGAAAATTTTTAATGAAGAAGTAATCGATGTTTAGAATTATTAGAAATATCTTCAATTTTCCATGATATATATATAACATTTTTATTTGGAATTATTGATACATATAATCCACTCTTTTGAAGATTTGTTATTATATAATTCAAACATTTATTATAATCATATAATGGATATCCTATAATCATTGGGGGTATAACATAATAAACTGATTGTCCTCCCAATTCTGCGATTTTCTTTATTTTCTTATTACATCCATTTAATATTACATTAAAAGCTTCACAAACCTTATTATCTTTTTTTTTCTTAATTTCATATAAATCATGAAGTGAAATCTTATTCATATTTATATTTATATTATTATATAAATGTTTTAATTATTAGTTTTTTGATTTATAAAACGAAGTAAATCTTCTTTTGAACGATCGCCTTTATATTCTGTCCAAGTTGTTCCATCAGGCATTAATAAAATTAAAGTAGGAGCACTATTTATTTTATATTTTTCTGATAATTGTCTTCCTTCACCTTGATCATTTAAATTATATTTGGCAACTGAAAATTTATATTTTTCAGGATTGCTTTTTACTTCAGTTTCAAAATCATTCCACACATTTTGAGTAAAGTTATTACAATGAATACAACTATCCATATAAAAATATTGAAGAACTGGTGTTCCTTCATTTGCAAAACCTTCAAAGAATTTACGATTATTCATAAATACTATTAATAATATAGCAACTACTAATAATCCTATTATTACCCACATTACATTTGATGAAGAAGATGATTTTGATGATGATGATGAACGGCTACTACTTCTCATTGATGCTTTAGAAGGCATCTATATTTATTTCTACATAATATAGATATTTTTAATTATAATATCTTAATCGTTTTATTGTAAAAAAACAGATATAAAATAAATATTAATAAGATAGTAAAAAATATTAAATCAATATAAATTATATATCTAACAATTTTATCATTAATATTTTTAATATTTCTATCTTTTAACCAAATGACAGAATTGACAATAAAAAAGATATAAATAAGTAAAATAAAAATTATAAAAATATAAAATATCATTTTTAATACTATCTATTATTAAAAAATGATTAAATTATTTAGAATAAAAATATTTATAATGATTAATTTGGCGTTTGCTTATACCCTTAAAAGTATGTTAATTGGAAATACAACTCCACTTATTTATTCAAATATACAACATTCGAAAATAACTTTAGAACATGTATTTCCAAAATGCTATATGTATAAAAAACATTATAATGATATGCATAATATTTTTAAATGTGATCCGTATATTAATAATATGAGATCAAATTATAAATATGTTGATGAATATAATGAAACATTTACACAATTATATAATAGTGATAATTATGTAAATACGAAAGGAAAGTTATTTTGCCCAGATGATGCAAGTAAGGGAATTATAGCTAGAGCTATTATGCATATGTCATATGAATATAAATATGATTATAAAAAAATAATTGATTGTGATAATTTAATTGGCTGGTGTTTGAAATATCCACCAACAAAACAAGAAAGATATCATAATGATATTATATTTCAAAAACAGAAAACTAGAAATATGTTTATTGATTTATATGGTAAAAAAAGATTTAAAAATCTGATCTTAAATTATTTTTCATAAAAAATGATTTTTGTAATTAAACATTTGAAATATAAGTTTAAACAATTATGGTATATACTAAACGGAGGCAAGCCGAAAGTCAAAATCCGGAAAGTTCAAAAAAACATCAAATATTTTTAGATAAGGCTGCTGAAGTTGCTAAATATTCAACAATGCAACAAAAGCATGGAGCTGTTGTTGTGCATAAAAATAAAATTATTGGCTGTGGTTTTAATTATAGAGTTGATCATTTGAATGATAATAATAGTATTCATGCTGAAGTAGCAGCAATTAGTCAAGTTTTTAAAAATAAAACTATTTTAGATGAATGTGATATTTATGTTGTTCGAATTGGACCATCAATTTATAATAATTGTTTAAAGATGTCTAAGCCATGTGAGAAATGTGCAAAATTTATAAGTAAATATAATTTACGATGTGCTTATTATTCTACAAATTATGAATTTGATCTAAATATCCAAACTCATTGAGACTTTAGGAATAATTCTTTTAATACTTTTTTTAACAATAACAGGTCTTTCATCTTTATTAAAGATTTTTATCAATAATTCTTCACCTGTTAAATGTTTATTTGTATTAATAATTTCTCTGATGTCTTTGATATTTACTGGCTTATGAACAGTTCGAACATTTGTTTTTAATCTTCCATTTTGAGTATTCAGATCATTATAATTATATTTGAACATAAATTCCTCAATTTTGTTATTTAAAACTTGTTGCAATGTCTTCCTTTCTCTAATTGCTATTTTTAATTTCCTAATAGCATCATCATATTTAAACCAATCACCAACAAGAACTTTAAATGTTTCTATTTCTTCCGCAGTTGGTTCATTTTTATTCATAATAATATCTTCAATTAAATTATTATTTTCCATTATATGAAATTATTTAAATAAGGCTTTAAATATCTTTATTTCTTCTCTTTCTTTACTGCTTTTGGTTTCTTTTCTTTCTTCTCTTTTTTAGTCTTAGTTTGCTTAACAGCTGAGGATTTTGAAGAAGAAAGATTTGGTTTTTTAGTCTTAGTTTGCTTAACAGCTGAATGGGAAGGAATAGTATTTTTTATAAATTGTGTTAATGAATCGGGGTCTCGGCTACCTTCATATTCATGTTTCTGTCCATTAAAATAAGCGACTATTCGCGGAAATGAAGTTATATGACCAAAATAGCGCGGAGCTTGAGACATATAATCATATTCAATTTTATAGGATGGATAGTTTCGTAAAAAACTTGTTACTTGATCCCAAATTGGCATAAAATGTCGGCAATGTCCGCAACTGTTCCAATGATATAAAATAATCCCTCCTTTATGGGTAAGGTCTTTTTTTAGGTCTTTTATATGTTTATCATCAACTTTTGTAATTTCTGAATTTACCATTATTTTCTATATATATATAGATAAAATTAATTAAATGGATGAGTTGAGTAATATGTCAGATGCTATTTCTTGTGCTACTATTAATTCATTAAATGATAACTTTAATAAATATAATGATATTATGTTTAAAAGTTTTGTAATGTGTCCTACTACTAATAAAACAGACGATGATTATAGAAATAATCCAAAATATTTAAATGGTGCTTATGTTAATAAAAAAACTTGCATATTCAAATCAACGGAAAAAGATGAAATGAAATGGGCTGAAGTTTTTAATTATGGACCTTCATATGCAATGAAAGATGATAATGCAAAAATAAAATTTGATGAAAACACACGACAAAAGATTGCTATCAATTTAAGATAAAATCAATTTCATATTTATAATTTTCAGATGGAGTTTCTAAAATTATAATTGAATTATCAAATTCTTTAATGAAAGCTTTGATATCTTCCGGGTTCATCTTTCCCTCTAATATAACTTCATGCCTATCTACTCTAGCATTTTTAATATTCTTACTATTATTTGCATGAACAATAAGAACATCATTTTTATCTGGAACAAATGATAAAATTTCATGCAATTCATATCCGGCATTCCAAATATGACAAGTATCTAAACATAATTTAAATAATTTTCTTTCTTTTTCTGTGAATGAATAATAGAATTTTATGAAATCTCTGAAATCAACTAATAGTTCTGTTCCCTGACCTGCAGGAGTTTCTAAAACAAGTTTAGTTTTAATATTGTTTTTATCCATTTCATCTAAAAGCATTTTAATATTCATTCTCATCATTTCTAGAGCATCTGGAATAGGATTTTTAAGAGATTTGCCAACATGAATAACATAACCTAATGCCCCAATATAATTCGCCGTTACGATATCATTATAAATGAATGTATCTTTAATTTCTAAATCTTTCTTTCCATATTTGAAAGGATTGGCAATATTCAAAACATATGGACCATGAACAACAACGGCAAATTTATTAATATTACAATATTTTTTAATAAGATGTGATTCATTAACATATTTTGAATTATCCATTATTCTCATACTTCTAGGATTAGTTGTAAATAATTGTAAAGCATTTCCTCCTCTCTTTCTGATTTCATCCATAGTTTTAATAATTGTCTTTTCTCTAGGAATATGTGCTCCAATAATCATTATAATTATTATTTATATTTATTTCATTTTTTTTAAATTATAAAATATTTTAATTATTATTAAATGAAATTATAACACATCCAGAAATGCCTGATGTTCCAGGCTCATTTACTATTCCAACTGCACGACCACCTGTTCCATATGTACCACTTGAACCATATGAACCATATCTTGAAGTATTACCTGTATATGATGCACCACCTCCTGCATAAGATATTGTAGAACCTGTAATAGTTGATGAAAATCCTATTCCACCATTTATTGAATTTCCATTACCATTTGCACCAGCACCTCCGCCACCATCATATGTATTATAAAAATTATTATAGACACCATTAGCAGAATAATAAGTTGTAGATGTATTATTATTATTTAATATTGTAGTACCATTTACACTTCCACCACCATTAACATTTAATATAGTATTATTATTTTTATCAACAATTGATGTTGAACCACCATTATTTCCTACACTTCCTCCTATTCCAACATTAATAGTATATATATTTTTAGTAAATATATAACTTGAATTATAATAAACACTTCCTCCACTACCACCATTACCAGCATAATCATAAGATATATTAATTCCTCCACCACCACCACCACCAATAATTAAAATTTCACATTCTGTATTTGCATTAAATATTATTTTATTATAATTATTAGTTGTATTTGTAAAAATATAATATTTTTTAGAACCATTATTTATCCAACTATTTGAAATATTATTTACTAATATAGTTGGAAATATTTTAAATCTAATTATTGCAACACCATTATTTCCTGCATTACCTATCATATTTATTTTTCCACCGCTTCCCCCACTGCCATAATTAGGTTGATTCACAAAATTATGACTCGTATCTCCTCCATATCCTCCCAAACTATATGTATTAATTGTATTTCCAGTTGGTAAATATGTATCATATCCTGATCCATTTGTTCCACCTGCACCAGCACCTAAACCACCCAAAGTTGAAGTACCAGTAGTTCCATTAAAAACATTATTAAATGTACTTCCATTTAAAACATTATAATAACCAGAATTACCACCAATACTATATGAATTAGTAGTACCTCCAGTACCACCACCACCTATATCAAATTTAGTTTGCATTGATGTATTTGCAATATATGTAGATCCTCCTGTATTACCCTTTGTTGTTGATAATAAGGAAGGAGCACTCGCACCAGTACCTATTATTATATAATAATTATTTAAAGTAAATGTTGCTGAATCATTATAATATATAAATCCTCCACCACCTCCGCCACCAATATTATTACCACCACTTCCTCCACCACCAACTAATAAAATTTGAAATATTATATTTTGTCTATAAATATATAACATATTTGCATAAATACTTGATGTATCAGTAAATATATAATAAATATTAATACCATCAATAATCCAATTTGTTAAAATATTATTAATTTTTATAGATGCTGCAAGATTTAATTTATTATAAAAATTACTTAATAATATATTTGTTCCAGATAATGGTATATTAAGTATGCCATTAGTATAATTAGTTGCACTATTATAATAATAATCACTAAATTTAATACTATTTGTTCCAGTAGGATTAAATTCATTTTTAATATCTAAAAATGAAATAGGACCATTTGATTGCAATACCATTAATTCTAATTTATATATAAATAATAATTTATAATTATCATTAATATGAATTCATCCTCCTCCCATCCATTAATAACAAAAGGAACTCATATTATTTTAGATATTTATGATATTAGTTATAATGATGATAATAATAATGAAATTCTAAAATATGAAAGTTCGATTATTAAGATTTTAGATTTGATTGTAGAAAAATTTAATTTAACAGTAGTTGCTAAGGCTATGCATCAATTTCAGCCATTTGGAGTAACGGGTGTTTATGTTCTGAGCGAATCGCATCTATCAATTCATACATTCGTTGAAGAAAAAAAAGTATCATTGGATTTATATACATGCAATTCATTTAATAGATGTGATGAATTTATTGATTTTGTGAAAATAATATTCAAAGAATGTAAATGTAATTATCATATCATTGAAAGATAACAATCGCGAAAATCAATTTTATTGCGATATGGGCATTTGAAACAAATCTCTTTTTTCTGAGTTTTTAAAAACTTGACGAGGCATTTATGATGAATTTTATATTTATTCAAAAATGCTATCTCATCTGTTTTTAATTTCTCTAAACATATAGGACAAGATTTTTCATCTTGATCATCATAATATAATTTATAAGGTAAGTTTTCAATTATCCAGCCGTTATTAATCATATTATAAATATCATTAAAAATATCATAATTCGAATTAAAACCTCTGATATAATTCGTAGTTTTTTTAAGAATATTTGCAACTATCATTTTTGTAATATAAGATGTTTCATAATTATCATAAATAGTTCCTGTATTTCTTGAATAATGAAATCCAAATTTTGATAATAGCAATCCATAACAACTATAAGTATTATTCTTATAAGGCGGTTCATCATTTGAAATAGTTATTTCAATAGAAATATTAAGACCATTAATAATATTTATATTATTTGGAATAAATGAATAGAATTGAATATGATCTTCTCCGTGTTTGAATGCAATTTTTATATTTGTTGTTTTGATAAATACATTTTTATGATTAACCTTTAATAATTTTTCACACGGATAATTTCCATAAATAATACCATTATTTTTAAATACTTCAACTTCCAATAATTTATAAAAATTATTTAATTCTTCAAAATAAAGCATAATATTTCATTATTATCAAAAATATATCATTTTTTATTTAAGGCTACTTGTAAATAATCCTTATATATAAAATGAGAATATTTTATGGAAATGTAAAAAATAAAATAGATATTACGAAAATATGCAAAAATAAATTAATGATTGATAATCATATTACAATTCCACATTATAATAGAATTCGAAAATATTTTTTTGGAAATCCTAATCCTAATGATGAAAATCAAAAAATATTTATTTTGAATGATAATAATAATGAAATAACTGAATATGATAATAATTATAGAATAGATATTGATTTAAATAATAATGAGATTAAAGCAATAACTATATAAATGATTTATATTCAAAATTAAATATTAAATATGGAACATTTAATGAAGAAATACCAGAACAATTAATGACATTTTCTATATTAAATAAAAAAAATAAAGTTTTAGAAATTGGGGGTAATATTGGTAGAAATTCATTAATAATAGCAAGTTTATTAGAAAATGATAAAAATTTGGTAGTTTTAGAAACAAATAATGAAAGTTCAAAACAATTAGAAGAAAATAAACAATTAAATAATTTTAATTTTAAAATTGAAAATTCGGCATTATCAAAAAGAAAATTAATTCAGAAAGAATGGATAACAATACCATCTGAAAATCTTATTAATGGATTTCATTGGGTGAATAACTTAATATCATTAAAAGAACTTAATGAAAAATATAATATTATTTTTGATACATTAATTTTAGATTGCGAAGGAGCTTTTTATTATATTTTATTGGATATGCCAGAAATTTTAGATAATATAAAAATGATAATTATGGAAAATGATTATTTAGATATTAAACATAAAGAATATGTTGATAAAATATTAAATCAAAATAATTTCAAGCGTTGTTATATTGAACCAAGTTTTTATTATAATATTCAATGTAGTCAATATTTTTATGAAATTTGGAAAAGATAATTATGTTTTATTTTTATAATAATTTTAAAGAAAATTGATAATTATTATTATAATAATATTCATACACATTTCACTATGTTCATCATTGGGGGAGAAGTTTATGAAGACGAAGAGATTTTCAAAATTGATCCCTATTATAATGAAGAAAACATTGATTATAATAATGATGATTACTATTATGATGATGAATATGATCTGATCGCAACACCACTTGAAAATAAGTTTTCTTCGGTTATTACGATTACCGTTTGAAAACTAGCAATAAAAAAATCAAAAAACTTTTTTGATTTTAAAGAAAAGAAAAAATAAATAAAAATGATTATTTTTTTATTAAAATTATTTTGACTATCTACGATAATGCATATTACTATCAGTGGCGATATTTATGAAGATGAAGAAATTGAAAATCAATATCCGTCAGTTTATGATTGTGATCCTGATGAGTATATTTACGAACCTGATGAATATGATCAATTATCAATTGCAATTGAAAATAGGTTGAATATTCGATCGGTAGTTGTTCCATTTTAAATTTGATTGAAAAGAAAAGAAAAAATAAATAAAAATGATTATTTTTTTATCTTAATAATTACATAAACAAATTATGTTGAAAATCTATTGTTTAATTAGCAATGATATCAATAAAGATAATATTCGCCAAGTTCAGGAAACTGAAGATGATGATGATTTTCTGTATGATGAAACATATGATGAATTAGCAGATCTCATTGAAAGTCGAATGAATATGCGAAGCGTATCATTTTCATATTAAAATGAAGACAGAAAAAGAAGTCCTTATTTTTGGACTTTTTGTTTTTTATATAAAAATATAAATAGATATGTAAAAAATGATTTACCTAAATATTCCATATAATGATCGTAAAATTGCTAAAAATCTTGGAGGGAAATGGGATACAAAAAATAAAAAATGGTATTGTGAAGATGAAAATAGTGAATTATGTTCATTATATGATGTTTATAAATCTGATATTTCTATTATAGGTGAAGATAGAAATTTTGGTTCTAATAAATTATATATTGATATGATACCAAAAACAAGTTATTTTAATAATGTTCGATCTATTTTTAATGAATGTGATTGGAATTTGATTAGACATTATATATATGAAAGGGTTAATAATAAATGTGAATGTTGTGGAAGAAAAAGAAATAAATATTTAGAAGCTCATGAAAGATGGGAATTTAACGAAGAAACAAAAACACAAAAACTAATTCGAATTATTGCTTTATGTAAATTATGCCATTCTGCTACACATTATGGACATTCAAAAAGAAGAAAGAATATGGATAATATAAATATGCATATTAAAAAAATAAATAATTTTACTGATGAAGAGTTGCAACAACATATAAAAGATGCATATAAACTCTGGAATGAAAGAAATAAAATTAAATGGGATCTAGATTTTTCTATAATAACAAATTCAGGATTTGAAATTAAAAAATCTTATGTATAATTATATGCTAATAAAATTAAATTATTTTATTATTGATATTATAAAATTAAAAAAATATTTTACTGAAGATCAATATGATAAAATAAAACATATTAATAATGATTGCATATTAGATAATAATAATGGCAATGGAGGAAATGATGATGAAGATGATTATAATAATGAAAATGAGAATAAATTAAAAATAGATATGCAACATTATGTTTTTTATTTTCTATTGGAATATATAAAATTATTAGTTTCTGATAATAATCAAAAAAAGAATGAATTAAATGATATTCATATATTTTCACATGCACAAAATTGAAAGATATTATCGGCATTTTGTCTATAAAAAGCAATCCATAATGCACAATTACCAGAATTGCAAATTACATATTTACATTTACTCATTATCAATGTAATTGCATAATAATATAAAGAATATACATAATTTTGTTGTTTGTTTGATATATTATTTACAGTTGCACATTTTTTATACATATGCCTTATTTCATTATAGAAGATTATGTTATTTGGGAATTCTTCTTTCATTTCATTTATAAAATTGGTTTCATCTGATTGAATTAAGAATTTAATATTAGGATCTTTTTCTAATAGTTCTTTTGCAAGATCTATATAAGCATCTGATGGAGGTAGTTTTATTTCAGTTGCTTTGTCATTTCCTCTAAAAAACAAAACACAGATATTATCATAATCTAAATTATATTTTTTTTCCATTTCTTTTTGAAAATTGATGATTATATCAGAAGGTGTAAAATATTTTTCAATAAAAGGAAGCAACCCTTCCATATCAATTTTAGTATAATTTTTATATTGATACCATTCTTTATAATCAATATCTCTTTCATAAGTAATTTGTTTTGGTATTTCATTATAATGTTTGAAATAAATGAATGTTAGATCATCATCTTCATTATCTTTATTACATGAAAAATATTTTTTCGTTACATAACTATAGGGAAGTTCTTTATGGTTATTAAAGAATTCTATTAAAAAATGCAATCGAACCGAACAACAAGAAAAAAAACCTCCATCATGTTGTGTTGTTAATTCCATTAATTATTTTTAAATAATTTAAACTTTATATCAAAATAAATGAACAAAATCATAAATATTTATGACTTTATCCATATTTTCATGTTTTTTCTTTTCAATCAAATATTTTCACGATGATAAAGACAGATACAATCATGACAATTATATG